TGGGCATTCTTATCGTGCCACTTGTGTTCAAATATCGGCTCTCCTGGCCCTGTCCACATTGCTGTAACCCTATAACCATATTTTAACCAAATTAATTTACCAGTTAATACGCATCTTTTAGGCAACCATGCAAACTTAAGAGTCGATCCTAGACCTCGCTTTAATGCATTGTTGTAAAATACATCATCATCTATTGGATAATCTAACATGGAACTATTTTATGTTCCCCATTCATTCTTAAACAACGGCACTTGTAATCTATCACTATAGCGATAGCCACGATTCATTGCTTCAATAGCAACATTCTTAGCGTTCAAGCTATAGATACTTTCTACACCACCGCATGGCATAAAATATACCGGACCTCTAAATCCACCTGTACGAAATTCTTGTACAGCCTTATCAGCTTCTACTGCATCTTCCTTAGATGCAATAACAAACTTAAGATATACAAAGCCAATACTTTCATATTGACGAATGATACTAGGACAAATTGCTTCTTCCCACTTCTCACCACTGATACTTAGTTTAGGACTAACACTAAATGTTAATGCATTCTTTTCTCTATTAATCTTCCACTTCTGTAGATAGATTGATAGGTCTTGACTTAGTTCTTGTGTGCCATTAGTTTCAAAAGTAATCTCTTTTAATGCTCTCATCTTTTCGTTTGAAAGTAATTCAGGATAAGACCTTTGCCAACCAAGTAGAGGCTCTCCACCAGTGATAACAAGGTGCTCATCCATCCAGCGACTGTGAGGAAGCATAGCCATAATGCTGTCAACAATATCATCGGTGCTACGCATAGGGCTAAGATGCTTAAACCTAGGATCCCAACTAGCATAACTATCACACCCTGTACTAACCAACGGTAATTTTTTATAATCATCATAATAGTGAACCCTTGCGGCAATATCTTCTACTTCTTTACTTACTTGACCTTTAGGCATGCCAAAGCCTGCACAGGTAAAGTTACAACCAAATGTTCTTAGGAAAATACTTGGTACACCGATATATCGGCCCTCTCCTTGTATACTATAAAATAGTTCTGAAATTTTTAACTGTGCCATTACTCAAACTCTCTATCTTCTCTGTGACCACTACGACCTGCCATATTACTATCAGTCTCACGGACCTCTACTCTACAGCACCATACACGTTTTGCTTCTTCGCTACCGCAGTTAGGTAAAAAGATTGTATTAACATATTCGTATAAGAAGTCAGCGATGCCCTCACAACCAGTACGTTCTACTTCTGTAATCTTTGCTAGTTTCAAACGACCTAGTTCTAATAGATGTTCACGCATTGGGTCATCTTGTGCGACTAGTAATGTATGGTCAAACCATTCTTCTAGTTTATCTTTAAGTGGTCGTAATCCACCGAAGTCAGTTACCCAGTTACGGGCATCTAATGTATCAGCTTCAAACTCAAAGTGAAAACTCATAGCATATCCATGAATTAAGTTACAATGACTGTCAGCACGCCATTGACGATATGCTACAGGACCTATTTGTCTGTATGTTTTTGTTGAAAAGAATTTTTTGTTTGCCATTGTGTTCTCCTATGTTATATTATAGCATAGGACGCAGAATTTGTATACCGGGATGAGCCCAAAGAGACCGGTTATCTTATTTATTAAGAGTATTAATAATTTGGGCATCAGCTACCCGTTTACGTAAACTTGAACTACTGAAACTGTGGTCACGACCATTAAACACAAGTTCAATGCCACGCTCTCCGCCTTCATATCTTCCAGTAAACTCTTTCTCAGCATATTCAACACCCAAAATGCGAACATCTAATGGTAGAATAAGTAATAAGTCTATAAGGTCCTGTTCAGTTTGATATACAACTACTTCATCTACATAACGGCAAGCCGCAAGTTGAATCTGTCGTTCTACGATACTTTGAATAGGTTTATTCTTAGTATCAGGACGATCAATAGTCGGGTCAGTTTGTAGTCCACAAATTAAGTAATCACAATGATTCTTTGCTTCACTTAACATAGCAATATGACCTGCGTGAAGTAGGTCAAATGTACTGAAGGTAATACCAATTTTCTTACCGTCTTGTTTAAGTTTCTTAATGTGATTAAAAATCATTTTGAAAGAGTTCTCCACATCTTAGTTTGCTCATGTTCTTTTAAGAATTCATCCTCACCTGCAAATGTAGGACTATCAGCCATAATCTCATCTAATAGCCATTTAATACGATGTAAATCTTTTTTGATTTCAAATTGATTACACTATTGTAATCCATTTGTTTACGCATTCCCATTATTCAACTCCCATAACTCAAGAGCCTTTGCAGGATATATTTGAACAGAACCTTTTTCTGTATGACTTTCAACTGCATACCCTTCAGGCGTTAACTCAGTTGAATATGTACCTACTACTTTACCATGCCATTGTGAACCTGATACTTTTTTAACCATATCACCTAATTTGAATTTCATTTATTGATCCTTACATGTGCAATTACGGCCCTGATTACAGTTACCGTTACATCTGCTAGCGTTTGGCATTGTAGCAACCATTACAACAATAGCCACTATTACTGCTAGTGAAACTAGTATTGTAATAATCATTTGCAACCTTTATTAGCAATCTGTAAGAACTCTTGTCTTGCTGATGGATCAGTTTTAAATCCACCACCTAAACGACATGTAACTGTACTACTACCGGTATCTTCTACACCACGTGATTTCACGCAATAGTGCTGTGCATCAATCACTTTTTGTTTAGGGACATAAGCTACAGTAGCCAATCCATCAATTACTACAAAATGATGTTCGCAGTTAGATTGAACATTAACATTACGCTCTACAACCATTTCGTTGTATTGCATCTTGTTGTCAACTGTTGTACATTTTGGGAATGCTTCATAGTCTAGCCCCCAAAAGATTTCCCCTACCATCATTTTTGCAACACGTTTCGGGGTTTCAATTAAACTATCATCAGATAAATCTAATCCCAATGCATTCATTATATCAGTGAATTTTGCTTCAATGATATCAATTTTATCAGTACGGCTCAATCCGTTAGGATTTGTAGGTGTTTCTACACCCATCTTTACCAAATATTCATGTACTTGTTTTCCCAACTCCGAGTCTGCTTTGTTTTTATTAAAACTCATTTTAAATTCCTTTTGATATGTTGTGTGAAATTACCTAAATCCCAATCTCTTTGGCAGCAAATACAACTTACTTTTTTGCCTTGCAATTGAGGTCCTGTTCCTCTTATTTTAGCAATTTTACTATATAGCTGTCTAGAGCTTTCGGATCTTATTTTACCTGTATTTGCCCTAGAAATTTTTAAACTTGATTTAGGGGTGTGTGGTATGTTTTTTCTAAAAGAATTACCTTTTATTTTTTCTGATTGTGATAATCTTCCGGCATCATTTTCTTTCGTCTTACCTAAATTACGCAACCGCAATTTTTCTTGATGTTTGGCTTTTCTTTCAGGTGAATAGTTTTTGATTGTTTTAATTCGTTTTGCAGTAGCCTCTGGCCCTAAATCACCACCATAACCACCTTTGGCAACATTATATCCGTGTTTACTTACATGAGTTCTTAGTCTCTGAATAGTGGGTTCTTCTAGCCCACTGATAACTTTTCTATCCTGATTTTCTTCTAAAAGATTAATTGTAAAAGAATTGTATCCATACTTTGCAATAGCGTGATGTAATGGATATTTGGGTTTTATTGAGTTAGAGATATGGACATTCCATCGTTCAGTTATGGAAAGTTTAGTGATACCTATATACGATTTTCCGTTGACCGTATTGGTTATTTGATAAAGTTTATACATATGTTCCTTTCAAAGCATCTATCGTTAATGCTCAACGAGACCTAGGTCTATATTGTTGCCTTTATGCAACATATGTATTTATCATTTTGTTTTAGCAACTGATTTTTTTGATTTAGCCTTAACTGCAGGCTTTGTATTGGCAAGTTTAGCACTAGCACAAGCTTCACGTACTTCATTGACTAGTGCGTCCCAATCCCATAGTAACTCAGTGTGCCCATCTTCAAATGTTTTTACTGTTAGATGAGTTCCTTGATTAATTTTAGGCCATTGCTCGTTATCTATATTCTTTAATTTACGTGTTGCCATAATTTTCCTTTGAGTTAGTAAGTATAAGTTCTGCGGAATATGCATCTTCAGATCCTAGTTGAGGACCAAACTTACCCTCAACAAAACTATTAAATCCTAATACTCGTCTATCTATATTAGATGTGTTTGGGTGTGCTTCATGGACTAGCCAACTTGGAAATATGATTAAACTTCCTGTAACAACTAACCCCTTCCAAGACGGAGAATTAAACATATTCATTTCGGTATGTTTAAATGAAAATCTAAAATCTTCAAAAATCCTAGAACGATGTGAAATTTCTAAAGGCGAATTACCATCAGCTTCCAGATAAAATACACCACTTAGCATAGAATTTGGGTGTCTATGTGAATGATGTTTTTCACCCATTTGATTCCTTGTTGTCCAGGAATTTGTAATATAGAATTTCTGTTCTTCTACAGCTACAATATTTTTTGCATAATAATCTAATTTAAATTGCAAAAAACTTTTTAAATTTTCTAATCCAGGTAAATCTAAAACATATGTATTTTTAGAAAGAGCATTTCCATAATTGGTTTGCTCTTCCAAAGAATATAAAATATCTTTTTCTTTTTGTGAAACACGATATTCTGTTTTATATTCGTACATCACCGGAGTAGAAAATAATGGTAAAACATTAATTTCACTCATAATGTTGTTCGATTAAGCCTTAGTTTTTGCTTCTGCACGTGCGGCTTTTTCTGCTGTAATTTCATTACGGCGAGCCTTAACTGCTTTAGCTAATTCGGCTAATGCTTTACGAGCCCGTGTACCAGCGGCCGCATTACCCTTGTTAAACTTATCGTTCTCGGCATTATATGCTGCCAAACTTGTTTCAATGTCATTTTGTGCGCTCATTTTATTTCCTTTAAATGTTATGAGTATTTTGTTTCTCTTGTGTATTTACGATAGTCGTTACTCATACGTAAATATTGTTCCCCGTTGCCTTCCATAATATCACAGATACGGTCAATTGTTCCATCATTGTACTTACTAATACGGCCTTGATAGTTATGCGGTGCCATCAACAAATTTTGCAATTTAGACATAGCATCATCAATACTCCAAGGAATATATAATCGTGTATTATCATTAGCAAACGTTTCTGGGAAACTGCGATATGCGGGATATAACACGTTACAACCCAATGTGTCTGCTTCACTAACTGTATTGCTTACCCAGTCTTGCAAAGCACAGTTAAACAATACTCTAGTATCATTCAATAGTTCATAGTAATCATTCTTTTCCAAATCTTCATAGATAACTAGTTTACCCTCACTCTGCAATTTGCGGGTACGTTCCATATAACTTTCGTTATTGCTTTTTAGTTTGCTACCACTGAATACACAAAACTCTATTTTATTATTTGAACGTAAATGAAATGCTTCAATCAAATCCATATAGAAGTCTGGTTGTTTTTCTTGATCCCATCTTGCGCTAAATGCTACACGCATCTTACGTTCATTGAAGGGTTTTAACGGACCTTTAATACGACTACGCACTTCATCTTTACCAAATGCAAGACCGCTAACGTTATATAATGGAGCCTTCCAACCAGCAATCTTCATATGCATAATCATTTCTTCGTTGGTAGCTAATACGCCATCAACAAATGAATCAACCATCTTTTCATAGTGACCCATGAATTCACTCATACCCCATACATGTACGAAATCATCCGGATCAATTGACTGAGCAAGACAACGGACAAATATACGAGGACGGAGATCAGCAGAAACTTGCTTAAGTATATAAGGCAAACTCTCAATACCTGGTTGAAACATATCTTCAAAGTAGACAATATCTTCATTACTACATTCTCCTGCCTTCATCATTTTAACTAGATTCATTAGTTGACTCATACCAAAGTATGTACGACCATGAGCATCTAATACTTGTCCTGTAACAATAGCTTGGTCATTACTTAATGTTTCGCCGGGAACGATAACATAGTTAATGCCTCTACGTTTAAAGACACGTTCATTCCACTCTTGTAATTGCAAAGTGTAACGTGCTTTATAAGGTTCAAGCCCCATGTAAAACAGTTTTCTCATGGACGTGCGTCTTCCTGCCATTGATCTTTAGCCCACTTGCCAGTTACTGCCTTAGTAAATTGACGATATGCAAAGCTACGCATATCATATAGTGTTGATTCATCAAACTTGTATCCAAAGTCTTGACAGAAAGCTAGATAGTTTTCTAGATCCTCAAAGATTTGTTGAACACGTGGGTTAGATTGTTGTTTTGCCATTTTTATTTCCTTTTAAATAGCGAGTTTATGTAAATTTGTTGTTGTGTTATAGACAATATGAGCACCATTCTCATTATCTTCTGATACTTGAATAGCGATACTACGATCTGGATACCGAGTTGCAATAACTTCATAGAGGTCATCACTAATCATTTCACAACTTTTGTAATTCAATTCTAGTATGCCTTGAGAATATTGTTTCTCTAACCATCTCTTAAACTGAATAAACTCAATATCACGGTCGTTGTGAAATACTTCAATAGCCACATCAAAATGAAAGATGTGTCTATGTGGAGTAGCTAAAAAGCTAACATCATACTCATCACCTGTAGCAAGTGATGGGTCTGTTGCTGCCGCTGGGTATTTGTGAATACCTTCTTTTTGAAAACGCACAAAAATTGTACGTAATGCTTTATCTTTAATGCGAGAACGTTTCTCTGCCATTGCTTGTTCATGTTGTTCTATCATTTGTAATCCCTATTAAGTGTTGCCCATGTTAACCATTGATGAAATGTATTATACACTAATTCTGCTTCTTTGTCATCCTGATTTACCCGTTTACCACGTATATAAAACCCATCTTTTGCAATACGTAACATTTCATCTGAACCACCAGTAAAGGTAATAATAGAGTCCTGGGTATCACTAGTCATTGTTGATTTTATAGTAAGTGCTGGATTAACGGTCATCATCTAAATCTACTCTTTCATGGTCATGATCCCATTGCGCTCTATTCAATGAACGCAATTCAGTAAAATACTTATCCTTAAGTTCTTTTAAACTTTTAATTTTTTCAATATCAGTACTACCAGACTTCTCTAATTGAAAGATTTGATTCTCAACTAATCTATGTGATTCTTCTAAAGTTTTAATACGTTGTTTATATGGCATATCATTCTCCTAATACCTCATTCATTGCATCATCACTATCTTCTATTTCTTCTTCAAATTTTGGTTTATCTTCTACAATAAATAACCTGTCAAAGCTAGTCATTGCATTAGCAGTTTTCTTACCACTAATTCCCTGACTACCAGATTGAAACTGCATCCAATAACTACTATAATAATCAATTAGGTCAATAGCTTCTTGTTTAGTTTTTTTACTAAAGATTTCATCAATTACCTTACTAAAAAACTTACTACCTTCAAGTTTATGAATAAGCATTTTAGGTACAACACCTTGTTCATATTGACGATTAGCCTCTTGTACAGCATTCATATGCATCCATACATTATGACTTTGAATCAATGTATAACTCAATGTATCCCAACTAGTTTTGGTTTCTTTGTTATGTTGACCTAAAAAACCATGACCACGATAACACATATCCTTAAGCACTAGTTTATCAGTTACTGGACTATCTGTAAATAGATTATGGATACCTTCAGCTAATACAGCATCTCTGTATTTTCTAGTGTCATTGGCATAATCTTTTTTCTCAGCCGTCTTTTCCATACTGTATGACCATTTTTTATCATGTTCAATATTAGTATTGAAATATGCTAATCCTTTAGCCGCACTATAGAATGGGCTTGCACAATCAAATGTAATCTTAAGTTTTGGGTTATGATATTTACGAATAGCTTTTTGAATTTCAGTAAACAAGACAGCATACTCTAAAATACTTGTACCCAAACAATGAATTAAATCATGTTTATCTTCTACTAACAATCCATCATGTATAATATCAATCATACGTGTTAGCATTAAGTGTGGATCAATTTTGTTTTGACCACCAAATGCCCAACCATTAAAATGATTATCTGGATAGATATTTGGATCGCAATACTTTTTCATCTCATTATACCAATCGTTTGATTGTGTATGTGTACGACCTTGTAATACGTTTAAGAATTTACATTTGCCCGAACGATTGTTAATGAAGTATTCGTTATTGATATGAGTAGCTTTAACTGCATCTGCAATAAATTGAATTCCATGAAGACTTACTCCACTACCCGGAATATCATTACCATGTACATCTTTTTCAATTGTTTTAGGATCCTTCATATGAAAGGTAGTTAATGATTGTGAAGGAATATCAAGGACCATACCATAATCCATGTATGTATCCATCCAGTTCAATACTGCTTTACGCTTTATCATAGCTTTAGGGCAATTAGGATCTTTCCAATCAGCTGGCCATTGTCCTTTAAGAATTTGAAATCCACCAGAGTCACCCAACATAAATGTACCTTCTTCACGTTCTCTAATGATTGATTCACTAGCATCGTCTTTAGTAGTATCTAAGTTAGCATGACCAGCACTGTATAGTCCCCATTTATAATAATAGAGACCTTCTTTACTATTAAGAAAGTTTAGTTTCTCTACATCACCATTAAATTTTGCAGGGATACGTGCAGGGTCAAAATATTGTTCACCCTTACGTTGCTTACCTAAACCAGAAATATAAAAACTACTGACTGCGGGTAAAAACAATGCCCAATCAGGGCTTTGCTTTGCTGATAGATTATCTTGTTCCATTAAACTCTTACTTCTTCTTTAATCAATGTTTGAACAATACGAACTTGTTCTTCTTTGTCTCTGATTTGTTCCATCAAATCTTTAATAGTGGGATTTGTTTCTGCTAATTTGTTGCGCTCGGCTTCTTCTAGCATTTTCTTTTTAGCCCACTCTAACAATCTAACTGTTTCATCATTTAAGTTTATACTAGCATGATGTGCTGAAAGAATAATCCAAGTACTACCGTCATACACTTCTACATTCTGATTATTGGGGTTATATCGCATATTACCCACACCAGGACTATTGCTATAGTTACCTATATAAGTAGATCCAGGATTGCCACCTGATACTGTTAGAAAAGGACTGCTAGTACTTAAACTTTTAATCATTTTGCTTGTGCTGGGAGTAAGTAACGATATGTTGCAAGACCACTATCAACTGTAACCTCTGCCGCTCCTGCATCAGAAATACGAACAGTTTTCTCACCTGGAAGATCCATAATACTTAGAAATTCTTTAACAGGCCACATCCATGCTTTAGCTAATGAACCAGTAACACCTGGTTGAAACACAAAGTTACCACTGTGAGTTGACGGGTCTCCAAAGAAAATCTTCAAGTCACCGTTTTCTGTTTTAGTAGTAAAGTTCTTTTCTTCACTATTAGCACTTGCTTGACGTTTCAATCGTTGAATGCCAGCAATAGAAGGTTCAAATTCTACATTCCAAGTAGCACCTTTAAATGTAACTGATTTGACTTTTTCTTCAACAATAGCTTTTCCCATTAAACGATAATCGTTAATGAAATCACCTGCTTTTGTTTCAAAGTGAATATTAGCAGGAGCATTTGGGTCATCACGTGTTCCACGAACAACATTGATTTTAGCATGTTCATCATAATCTTCAAAGCTTAAAATTGTTTTTAGCTTGCCTAAGTTAGGCATACCAAAAGTACCAATAAACTCTGCGTTAGGATTTTTAAATGCACCACTAACAATTACACTTTTATCTTCTGCAATAGCATTTAGTGTCGTCTCTGTGTCAGTACCACTGACTTTAATTAAATCAATACAGCCTAAGCCATGTGTATATTGAATTAAATCTTGTAAATTATCTTTCATGTTTTTTCCTTTGTTTAAACTATTTAGGTAGTTATAATGTGTATTATAACGGAATATATTGCGAATAGCAACACCAATTTAACCGAAACTGAATAAATCATCAAATGTACTGTTAGTATCTGTATTGCTACGAATATCCCAATCTAATACACCCAATAAATTATCAATCTTCTCATCTACTAACGTTTGTTCCATAGCCTGATCATCAAATGGTAACTCAGTAAACCATTGTGGTAATCTTAATTCATCAACAGGATAAGCTATTGATGTAAATCCTAATGGATTACTTTTAAGTTTACATACAACAACCTTCATACCATCAATAATCTTTTGACTATAGTTGTCTCCATTTACTTTGCGTAAATAATTGTAGTTCAATGCCGCTCTAACGTGACCGGGCATATTAGCACGACCTGTACTACTTTTTGCTTCTAAATCACCATACATCGTAAGTTTGTTTACGCCTTTAGGTGAACCTTTAGTCCAACTATCTTGTGCAGTTAAGATACGTTTGAAATCCTTTACGGCTTCAATCACATCATCACGACCTTTACCTTGTTGTAAAACCATTTGTAGTACATTCATTAAAAACTCTTGTACATACTTAGGTGTGTCTGCACGTTTTAAATCAAGACCCATTGCCTTGATATCACCTGCTACTCCATCTTTATCTTTACGTTTGCCCTCTTTATCAAAAATATTGATAGCATAACGTTTTTTAGTAATAAAGATACTACGATCACCAATCAATTCACGACCAGCTTTGATAATCTCCCCGTTCTTTCTTGGAGCATGAAAAGCACGTTCCATGAATGATGGGAAACTTTCATTTGCTTGTTCAGCAATACCATCATATAAACCAATACAGGTTTCTTTATTCCACTCTAATGCACCAGATTCAATCTGTGGCTTTAGTGTTGGATAAGCTGTAAAATAACAACTGTCAGTATCACCATACACAATAGCATTACCTTCATGCGAATAGATACCTTCAACTGTTTCATTGATAGTACTCATCATATGCTTAACAATTTGTCGACCAGATAGTGTTACTGATTGACCTATACGTTTATCATAAAAACGACAATGTTCATTCAACAAGGCTCCGTACGCTGAGTTAAGCAAAATCTTACGAACAAGTTGTCGTTTGTCGTAGTAATCATACATATCAGTACCATATGCTTCTTTAGCTTGTTTCTGAATAACTTTACGTTCTGTATACCAACGTGTGAGTAGACCGGGAACAACACCTTCTTTTTCATAAGTAAAGATTGTACCATTAGCACTTAACATCCAAGGCTTATGACTATCAAATATCATCTTCCAGATTTCTGCCGCACTCATTTCTACACTACGACCATCTTCGTAATCAACAGTAAGAATAGTGCCACGTTCTTGGTTCATAATAGCTGTATACTCTAATGCACCAAATAGATTCTCCCATAAGATAGAACCTGTAACTGCATCATCACCGTCTTTATGACGTTTTTTCTCACTTGCTAATCGTACACCTTTGTCAAGCATATACTTGTCAGTAATTGTTTGTCTGACTTGAGCAACGATGGTTTCTCCTGCCATGTTGAGGGCACGAATAACCGAGGGATAGAGCGAGTTAATGTCAACTGCTCCGACATATTCATGCATGCCTCTTTTCGGCGTAGCAACAAAGGCACCTGCTGCCTGCTGGATTTCTTCTTCATTCTCAACCTTTCGTTTTTTATCTGGAACAACAAGCCCACGTTCGTGAGCCTCATTAAAAATAGCCATCTCAATCATTGCCACTGAACCCATAACTGTTGGAAGCAATACTGTGTTCTCATGTGCAAGTTGATTAGCTAATTCTAAAAACTTAAGTTTGTTGTGAATCTTCACCAACAACATTGTATCTTGTCTGTTATATTCAATGAACTTTTTAAAGTCTTTGTTATACAGTTGGTCAAGAGTACCTTCATATTGTGTTTTGTTTTCACCCACTTCCATCTCACCGATACTGTCAAGTTTATAACTGTGACGGCTTTCATAGTTATACTTTTTGTATAGTTGTAGATAGTCTAAGTGAATACGACCTACTAAATCATAAGTTGTTTCACTTTTACCGAATCGTTCGTATTCTCTAGCTTTAGGTAATTGACCCATCAAGCAGAACTTGCGTGTGTCATCTTTACTCATTACTCTAGTAACACGATTGACCATATAGGGAATATCATAGCCTTCTGAGTTCCAGCCAGTTAATACATCAGCATCATCTATTAATTGAAAGAAAACGTCAAACATTTCTTTCTCTGATTTGAAAAGCATTGTGTTTTCAAACTCATTAGTGATTTCTTGGGCTGTTTCACTGCTCATATGTTTCGGAGCAATCACTAATGTAATACATTGGTCTAGCCAATCTAAGTAGCAACTGATAGCTGTAACAGGATTGAATGGATCACTCGTAGGACTGAATCCTTTATCAGGATCAAAGTCTACCTCAATGTCAAAGAAGCAAGTATGAAGTTTAGGTGCATCAACCTTAAGATAGTTTTCACTTAGACAGCGAAAGACTACTGGTACATCACTTTCAAACAATTTCTTATTTGAGTGGATGCGTTTTTCTTTTTCAAACTCTTGTCGTTTGCGTGTACTGAAACGACTGACTGGATCGCCATAGATGCTACGTTGTTTACCTTTGTTATCAGGATAATACAATACGTAATTAGTAGGGTATTCTTTGTATTCTCTTTTGCCGTCTTTATTTCTCTCTACGACATAGATACGGTCTTCGTCTTTACTGTGAATAGCATCCACATATGACATTACAAGGTTTTTCCCACAGTTTCCAGTATGGTATTGAGTTCATCGTGGTCTTTGTTAGTTTGACCCAATGATGCCTTGTGTGCAATTTTAATTGCTTTCTTTAGTGTAGAGGCTTTAATTTCCAGCTCATCAGCCACCGCTTTAATAGTGTCATTTAATCCACCATTCAATGTATCAATTTCATGTAGTACATGCATCCCTTCATTTACGATTTGGGTAAGCTTAATTTTTGCTTCACCATTAAAGGTTCTGTTATAATCTGACATAGTTTCTCCTTAAATAATTAGTTAGTATACTTGAGTTGTGCAGAGAAGTCAAGTATTTTGTTTACCTTCTACAATCTTTTTAACCGTTTTATGTAAACCTGGGTTAACTCGTAATGCGTGTGGCATTAGTTCATTGCGAATGTAATTGCGGATATATTTGTTATTTTTATTAGAGTTATCCTCACACCATTCAATGTTATGACTTTCGCACCAATATATGAAATCTTCTTTTTTTGTAGTTAGAAATGGTCTTAACACATTGTTTCTTGTTAATGGAATGACTTTAGGTGTACCATGAAGACTTGACCAGATATATGTTTCTATGCAGTCGTCCAAGTGATGAGCAGTAATAACTGGACCGAGAGTAGCGAAATATTGATATCGTTCTTCTCTCCAGAATTCTTCTTGACTCATTGATTTAGGTTTATCACGATTTAGCACACCTAGATATAATGGTATATTTCTATTTTCGCAGAAGTTAGATACAAACTCTAGTGATTTATTACCATGTGTAGTGCCGTGATGAAAGTAAGCGCAAGAGACATCGTGTTTACGACTTAGAAAGTCAACGATAGCGCAAGAGTCAACACCGCCACTGAATGCGATTGTGATACTTTTGGGTAAGGGTACCGTTAACTTAATCATTTATCTATTGTAACATAAAATGATTTAGTTAGCAATGATTATGGTTATACATTACCTGCATTAGTTGAAGGGAAGGCACGTCCGGCTCCCCAAATAATACGAACGGCACCATCACCTCCGTATGAACTGGCTTGTCCTACACCAAATGTACCAGAACTGCCCAAAGCGGCGCCTCCACCTCCGTATGATCCTCCGCCACCGCCGGCGCTACCACTACTACCGTTAGTACCACTAGATCCACCTCCGCCACCGGTGACTGAAGCTTGTACTCCACTAGTATTTCCACGGGCGCCACTGGTGCCTTCTCCGTATATACTTACACCGCCACCAGATCCAGCTTTTGCGCCACCTGTATTAAAAAATATATCATATCCTCCTCCACCACCGCCGGCTCCACCTGTACCAGCAACACCGTTATTATTACCAGCACCTCCGGCACCACCGTTGCCTGAGTATCCGCCGGCACCACCACCACCACTTGAACTATTTTCTCCGCTTCTGGCACCTCCGGCACCACCATTTCCTCCGCCGTCACCTACATATGTTCCGCCTGAACCTGCACTAGTTAGAGTAGAATTTCCACCTGCACCACCTTTTACTGTTGATGTATTAATAAAATAACTATCTTGTGCGGCAGTTGAAGAAACTGTAGGGGCCGTATTAGCAGGATAATTAACACTCGGTGTACCTGCGCCTACTACAACAGTATAACTTTGTCCAGGAGTTACTGCTATATTATTTTTCCAACCAAGTCCACCACCACCTCCACCTGCTAATGTTGTACTGCCTGTATTTTGTGCTTTAGTAGTACCTGCTCCACCTCCACCAATACACACCACACATACACTTGTTACATAATCCGGACATGTCCAACTATATGTTCCGGGAGTTGTGTATTCTTGTTGACTGGGTGTAGGTGGGGGCCACATTTGTGTTCCGCCTGTCATTGTAATACCACCTGTTATTGTTACCGACATTGTTTATCCTCTAGGATAATCTGGAAATGGTACCCAATTTGTTGTAGCTTCGTTCCATAAGTATGGATAACCATCATTTGGTATTGCTACCGGTGCAACATATGATACTAGTTCTTCGTTCCAAACCCATGATGCTGGTCGATCAGCGTTAAATGCGTTCTCTCTTGCTTGTGCAATTTCTTCTGCTGTTGGAGCAGGCATGTTTTCTAAGTCTATCATTTTATTTCCTTTATAGTAAATGTATTTGTGTTAATTTTAATGTTAACCGTAGGCTGCGGCTGCTAAGAAGTATCTAGCAGTACCAACACCTGCAGTATCAGTAGCAACTACACCCGTATTTGATACTAGATTGGTTATTGATACCTGAGTACTAGTATATCCATATCCAAATATAGCTTTATCACCGCCATAACCTGCAGCTGCTAAATTAGTTCTAGCACTACCAACACCAGTGACGTCATTTCCAACTACACCTGTGTTTGATACTTTGTTGGTCATTGATACATAGGCACCAGTGGATCCATATCCAAATATAGCTTTATCAGTGTCATATCCTGCGGCTGCTGGGTAAGTCCTAGCAGTACCAACTCCAGTAGTATCATTAGCAACTACACCCGTATTTGATACTAGATTGGTTATTGATGTATAATCACTAATATATCCATATCCAAATATTGCTTTATCTGTGCCATAGCCAGCAGCCGCTAGAGCCGATCTTGCTGTACCAACACCCGCAGTATCATTAGCAACTACACCTGCGTTTGATACTAGATTGGTTATTGATAATGAGCTACTACTAAATCCATAACCAAATATAGCTTTATCAGTACCATATCCTGCTGCGGCCAGGTTTCTTCGTGCAGTGCCAACACCTGCAGTATCAGTAGCAACTACACCGGTGTTACTTACTAGGTTGGTTAACGACACATTTGTAGCACCATTGAATCCATACCCAAATATAGCCCTTTTACCAGCCGGCGGCGCCTGTAGCGTCCATCCTCCGCCTGATATTGTTATTCCACCTGTTATTGTTATTGACATTTATAAAACCTTTATTGAAATATTTCTGGATGCATTTTGCCAAATATCTTAATATACTTGCCAGCCATTACATCCGCTTCTGCTTCTATTGGACTACCTGGATAACTATCACCCGGCTTAATCATATTTAATTCACCCTGACGTACATGAGTTAATTCATGGAACACAGTACGTAATATATCTACTAAATTTCTATTAGCACAATAAACCCATACTTCACCCGTTTCTGGATTATGTCTTCCAGTATGATGACCTTCTTGTGCTTCATCACTATCATAACTAAACTCTATCTTTGGTGTAGTTTCTAAATTTAACTTCTTACTTGTCCAAGCAAGAAACTTCTGTACAATAGGATTATTATTTAAATCTTCTTCGCCACTCTCATCTAACTTGTCTTTAATCCAACTGTCTGGAGTTTTGTGATATTTTCTAACAAATAAATCATGCAATGCATCACCGGTTATACGATGTTTCTTTGCTATATTTCTCATTAGTTTATCAATGGTATTATAGTCGTGCTTCTCTAAGCTAGGAAGTTTCTTAGCTAGTTCACTCGCGGCTGATTCGTATAGTTCTATTGCTCTCATATTAGTATTTATGCTCACTTATAAGGTCCAGTAGCGAGTTGGATAACTTAAGGCAGAAGCCGCCTACACCACGGTAACAAGTACCGGTCCTAAGGTGTGTTAGTTGCACCAAGAAGTTTTAGCTTCTCCGTAGTATTCTCTTGCAAATCCATTCTGTATTAACATCATTCTTAAACTTTGTCCATCAAGTATTATATCACCCAATACACGTCCACCATACTTATCCCAATCAGCAATAGCTACTTGACGTTTCTGTGCTTTACTGATAGCATTTTTTGTAAATGCAGTAGCGGCTTGACCACGTTGGTCTTCACTTGGACACATTGCTCTATGACCTTTTTCAGGTGTATCAACACCAAATACACGAATACTTAACTCTTGTTTTAATGGTGGGGGTAAGAACGGTGCTTGAAATGCTACAGTATCTCCATCAATAACTCTAGTGATTGGAAATTCATATATATTCATTGGCTTTTGTTTTTGTGCAAATGCTATAGTTGTTAATGTTAGCATTATTAATATTAATATTTTTTTCATTTTTATCCTACTACTGTTCGATTCTTTACTTTACTAATTTCAATACTGATTGGTGTATTAGTTGTTTTTGCTCTAAATATATTATCAGTCTCACGTACGCCTGGTTTAAGTTCAGATGCTACAATTAAAAATCTTGCTCTGTTTTTTCTAATGCCAATAAACTCTCCCACTAATACTTTATAGTTAGGATAGTTTGGTGTCAAATCTATTTTAGGGTTTGTTTGTTCAGTAACTTGTTCATCAGCATTACGCTTAAACATAAACACAGTTCTGTCTGCTTCATCACGTGTGTATGATTTTGCATAAGCAGGAAACCATTTACTAAACTGTTTAGCAAATAATGAATATAGTTTAAATCTACTATCGTTGTTTGGGGTAGTATCTATTTTTTTCTCACTTGAAAAACCAATAAGTTTTGGATTATATTCTTCAATATATTTTGCTAATACATTTTTTACTGTAGCAAAAACATTTGCCGCATCACCTGTACCAGTGAGGTCAAAATTTGGTCTACCTCTTTTATCAATAGCATAAAATGCTAGTTCTACTGTGTTAATCTCTCCGTTAGCTTTTGGAGTAGAAGGTTTTAATATTACAACATATCTAAGTCCGTTTTTAGTAACGAAGGAATAATTTTTTATATTTGGATTAGATACATTAGTTGTAATTGTATTTTTATTAGGAGGTATTTTATCTATTGCATTACGGGCACGAACTTTAATATGTTGCTGATTGGGTGGTTGATATGGCTCAAACGTATAAGGATTGTCCCCGACCTCATTTAAAATAAATTCTGTTGCTCTCATGTTACGTTTCTCATCCAAGTTGGGCTTGCTAAAACATAAATTTTTTGATCGGTTAAATCTTGTATATCATCCATAAAATATACTAAATCTGTTGGCCATAAATCTTCATGGTCTGTTAAATTAACATATCCCTTAAGCCCGGGCATAGTTAACCATCTGTTTGCTAATCTATCATATAAACGTATTCTACTATTATCAAATATGTGACCAGTAAAACAAATTACATATGGTCTTTTCTTTATAGCATAATCATTTATGGCATTACCTACAGTTGAAAAGATTTTAATAGCATCACCCTCACCTGTAATTTTTTGACTTCCACCTACATAAAAATTTACTAAAGCTAATTTAGTATCAGCCGTTATATCAATTTCTAAATAATTACCACTAGGTAATTCTATTGACTTCTTAACAGAATCTCCGTTGTTTTTCCAACGGTTAGGTAACTTGTATGGACTGTCACCTACTTCAATTAAAAAATCAATTGCTCTCACTCACGTTCTCTTTTTAATGTAGAACGAATGAACCATGCTTTCTTGCCATACAAATCTTGTAGTTCAGCCATATAATTTTCGATACCATGTTGATTTTCATTTGCCGCTTCATCAAACATAGCAACAACAAGTTGACCCATTGCTTCACAATCTTGCAATGATTCTGCAAACATTAACTCAGCACGTGGAATTTTAATTTGGTCTTGAATGATACTTAGTTCTGCATAACGTGTTAAACTACCCGGAGTGTAATGACCTAGTATTCTAATATATTCAGCTATAGGATCAATAGTAGCACTCACATCTCCATATAACGTATCAAAGAATTCGTGATATTGCGGGAAGTTGGTCCCCTCTACGCACCAATGGAATTGTTGCGTTTTAATCGCAAACACTTGAGTACTAGCCAATAACACTTTTAAGTTTTCTACTAACATATTAATCCTTATTCATATATTTATCTAAACTTATGATAAATAAAAGTGTAGTTCGCGGCTGGCAGGCCCAACTACTCTAATGCTAAAAAGGAGCACCAGCATGAGTATTTATTCAACCACGGATCATCGTAAGATTTACGAAAC